TTGAACACGGTAACATTTTCCGCACCAGAACTTGGTGGAACTATTACTCTCGACCCGTCATTTCATGATTGGGGTCAACATAACATGGGAACCAGTTCTCTATTGACTTCTCTCGATATTCCAGGTATAATCGATTTATCTGGTGATAAAACCAAGAAACCCAAAAAGAAAAAGGACTAATATATTATGAAGATTTCAAATGACACTCTCGCAGTTCTTAAGAACTTCGCATCGATCAATACCAATATCGTCGTTCGCGAAGGTTCAGTTCTTGCGACGGTGAGTGAAGGTAAGAACATTCTGACTCTTGCGACAGTTGCAGAATCATTCCCTCGCGAATTCGCAGTGTATGATCTGAACAACTTGCTTGCACTTCTGAGTATCTGGGATGATCACGACATTGAGTTTGAAGAAGCGAGCATGTTCCTGCGCAAAGATGGTCAGGAATTTGAGTATGGTTACGCCGATCCCTCGGTAGTTACTTCTGCTCCCTATAAGTCTCTTGAAATTGACCCGTTCTTTACGTTCACTCTTACTGCTGCTGATGTTAGCATGGTTCAGAAGGCATCGTCGATTCTTTCTGCTCCGACTATGAGTGTTGTTTCTAAGGATGGTAAGATTACGCTTTCTGTAAGCGATCCTTCTAATCCTCGTGCTAATGCATATCGTAAGGAATTGTCTACATCTTCAGACGTAGGTGACTTTGATGCTCGACTAAAGGTTGAGAATCTCAAGGTAATTCCTGACTCGTATGAAGTTTCGATTGGTCGTAAGAAGGCAATGCATCTTAAGAACACGTCGAAGCAACTCGAGTACTGGTTGGCGCTTGAACCTGCGTCTGTCGTGTAATGGAGAATACCATGAATAAGTTGGAGATTTCATTTAATTCTCGAACTCCATATGATGAAGAAACAGATTCTCGTTCATCAACAATTGACTTCACGACTAACAGTCTTGGAGAAGTAGTTCGCCAGTTTAATAAATTTCTTTTACTAAATGATTTTGAAGCACAAGTGGAGATTAAGTGTGGTTGAGACTGTAACAATTGATTATGGTGATTGGCAGGATGACTTAGAACTTCCTACCTATGTTCCTGTTGTTGAATTTAAGACTCGTGTTCGCGACGACTCGATTGATGGACCAAATCCTTTTCGTTGGGAGACTCTGACTTCCTATGATTATTTTGGTGGTAAGCGTGTAGTGTTGTTCTCGCTTCCTGGTGCGTTCACTCCTACCTGCTCGACGTATCAACTTCCTGGATTCGAAGCAGACTTCCAGAAGTTTCAGGCATGTGGGATCGATGAGATCTATTGTGTGTCAGTTAATGATGCGTTCGTCATGAATTGTTGGGCCAAGGATCAGGGTGTCGAAAATGTTCAGATGATTCCTGATGGTTCTGGAAATTTCACATCTCGCATGCAGATGCTTGTCGAAAAGGATAATCTTGGATTTGGTTATCGTTCTTGGCGATACGCTGTTGTTGTCAACAATGGCAAGATCGAGAAATGGTTCATTGAACCTGGAATGACTGCGAATGCAGAGGATGATCCTTACGGTGAAACATCACCAGAAAATATCCTTGACTGGTTGCGCAACAACTAGTATATTGAATGCTGGTCACTAATGCCAGAGTCCGTGGATGCACTAACATCGTGACGGACATTTTACTTTATTATGGAGATAGATTATGAGTCGTGAACAGTTTCTGTGGGTAGAGAAGTATCGTCCTCGTAAGTTGGATGAATGTATTCTCCCCGAAGAACAACTTAAAACTTTCAAGCAGTTTGTTGAATCAGGTGAGATTCCAAACATGCTTCTTTGTGGTTCTGCTGGTGTAGGTAAGACCACTATCGCTCGAGCAATTTGTGAACAACTTGAGTGTGATTATATTATCATCAACGGTTCTGAAGAAAACGGTATCGATGTTCTTCGTAACAAGATTAAAGATTTTGCTTCTACGGTTTCGTTCGGTGGTAAAACTAAAGTCGTAATCCTAGACGAAGCAGATTATCTTACTCCAAATATTCAGGCAGGTCTTCGTGCTTTCATCGAAGAGTATTCTGACAACTGTCGGTTTATCTTTACCTGTAATCTTAAGAATCGAATTATTGCACCACTTCACAGTCGAACTGCAGTAATCGAATTTAAATTGAGTAAAGCAGATCGTCCGAAGATGGCAGGTCGTTTCATGAAACGCCTCGCTGACATCTTGACTGCAGAAAATGTGGAGTATGACGAGAAGGTTGTTGCTGAAGTTCTCAAGAAGCACTTCCCCGATTATCGTCGTGTTCTGAACGAACTCCAGCGGTATAGCACTTCAGGTAATATTGATGCTGGCATCCTTGGTGTTGTTCAGGAAATTAATCTTCGAGAACTCATCAATGCCATGAAGCAAAAAGACTTCAAGAATGTGCGACAGTGGGTTGCTGATAATCTTGACAATGATCCAAACATGATCATTCGTAAGATCTATGATGTCATGGTCGACGAAGTAAAGACTGTTCCTCAGTTGATCATTCTGCTTGCTGACTATCAGTATAAGGCAGCGTTCGTTGCTAACCAAGAGATTAATTTGGTTGCATGTCTGACCGAAATTATGGCAGCCATGGATTGGAAATGACGTGTGGAATTACAATGATATTACCACGATGCATGTGGAACTGTCTAGTATCTGTAATGCAGCCTGTGGTTCTTGTAAACGATTCGTCTCTACTGGTAGCAGACAGATTGTTCCTGAGTTAAATCAAACATATATCTCATTTGATAGTTTCAAGCAATTCTTTCCTGAAGAATTTTGCAAGAATGTGAGAACATGGATCTTTTGTGGTAGTTACGGAGATCCCATTACCAATCCTGATCTTCTTGAAATTCTAGAGTATATCCTATACAATAATGCTCTTGCTGGTATCCGTTTGAATACTAATGCTGGTATTAGAGATACCAATTTTTGGAATTCGCTTGGAACACTATTCTCTCAGCAACTAAATAGAACAGTTATATTTTCCGTTGATGGTCTGGAAGATACCAATCATCTTTATCGACGTAACGTAAAGTGGAAAAATGTTATGAACGCTATGGAAACATACTGTTCTACAGGTGCCACATCTGAATGGGATTTCTTGGTGTTTAAACATAACGAACATCAAATGGATACAGTCAAAGAATTGGCAGAACAACTTGGTATAACAAAACTACATTTTAAAACACCGATGGGATTTAGTATGCGGAATATGCGGATGTTTGACAAGAATGGAAATGTAGAATATTTGATCAGACAATCAGAGAAGTATACATTCTATGGAAATTGAATGCTTTTCATATCGTGATTCTGGTTTGGAAATATACGTTGATGCTTCTGGTAAAGTATGGCCATGTTGCTTTATTGGTTCTGATGTTCATCATAACACCTATAACATAGAAAACAATAGCTTATACGAAAGAAGTTTGTTTGATATACTTGCCGACGATCTATTTAAACAATATCCCTCCGAGAATGAATTTATGTGCAATAATGCTTGTTCAAAACGAGCGCCGCTGATGGATAAAATTTATGACAAAACAAAGTGATGTTCTTGAAGGACTTGGCGAACCAAAGAAAAAATATTCTGCCGAAGATTTCCTGGAAAAAGCAAAAAAACTTACACCATTTGAATTCATCAATGACATCAATTCTAGTAAGAACAATCTGATTGTTGATGATATTACGGAGAAACAATACAACGCATTTATGATTAACAAGGGACTGTCGTTCGATCGAGAAACTATTATTCTCGCGAACGAGATGAACAGTCGCCACCACCTTGATAATGCTCTTCAAAATACATTTCTTATAAATACTATACGTGCCAAGAAACGCTACAATAAGTGGGTCAAAGCCGAAGAAAACGATGAATTAGAGATGATCAAAGAGTATTATGGTTATAGCAATGAAAAGGCTCGCCAAGCACTCGCAATTCTCTCTCAAGAACAAAAACAATACATAAAAGAGAAATTGTATAAAGGTGGTAATAAATGAGTGATGATTTTTTCGACATTGATTTTCCTGGGTACGCACCCTTGGAAGTCACTCTTAAGAATCCAGACGATTTTCTGAAGGTTCGTGAAACACTTTCGCGTATCGGTGTTGCTTCCCGCAAAGAAAAGACTCTGTTCCAGTCGTGTCATATTCTGCATAAACAAGGCAGATATTTTATTGTGCACTTCAAGGAACTGTTTGCGCTTGACGGTAAGGACGCTGACTTCAGCGATAATGATCTGGAACGTAGAAACACAATCGCAAAACTCCTGTCTGATTGGGGATTGATTGACGTCAAGAACTCCGAAATCCATGAGAATTGTGCACCATTAAATCAAATTAAGATCATTGCATATAAAGAAAAGAATGAGTGGGAACTTGTTCAAAAATATAACATTGGTCGCAAAAAATAATTGACTTTCTTCTAAAAGTATAGTATAAATAGAGGGTGGAGTGCTTCGGACTCCACTCTTTTTTAATCTCGCTTAATAGGAGAACAATTATGAAATTTAATACAACTAATTTGGCAGACTTCGACCGTT